GAGAGTTAAAACACCTCGCTAGAGTCCTTGAGATACCCATAATACTACTTTCTCAATTAAGTAGGGGGGTAGAGAGCCGAGAGAATAAAAGGCCGTTTATGAGCGATTTAAGATCTTCTGGAGAAATTGAACAAGATGCAGATACAATCATGTTTGTATACAGAGATGACTATTATCATGACGATTCTCCAGATCGAGGCCTAGCAGAGTTGATTGTTGCCAAGAATAGAATGGGGCAATCAGGTTTTGTAAAATGTAACTTTGAGGGAAAATATTCTAAATTTTCAGATCAAGAGTTAGATATTTATGGCAAAAAGTAAAAGTAAAAAGATCAGAGAGTCAGCTAGAGGTGAAGCTTGCACAATGAGAATTCATGGTTGCATGCCTGATAGAGAAACTGTTGTTCTTGCTCATCTAAATGGTGCGGGTGTAGGCCTAAAAGCATTAGACATACATGGGGCATATCTATGTCTAAACTGTCATGATATATATGATGGTAGGAAAGAAGCACCACCTGGCACAAATGTATCATTAGAAATGTACAGGGCAATTATCGAAACACAAAAAATTTTAGTAGAAAAAGGATTAATTAAATGAAAACAATAAAATATAAAATAGATGAAAATTTGACATTAGAGGGCGATAGATCTTTTAAAACATATTTAGGAATATTTTATATCAAATATATATTGCTACCATTTGTTGATTACATCTTAGCACCTATTTTTAGATTTAAACTATTTTTACGAAAATGGATAAGATGAAACAATCTTGGTTAATCTTTATGTTAATACCATTAGTTGTTGTTATAATGATGATTAGTGGTTGTAGTAAGTTTGAGCAACAATTAACTTGCCATCCAGTTCATGTTAACGAATGTACAGGTTGGTTAGGGGATAAACCTGTTTATAATAAGTTGTAAGAAGTTAGGGTACTTAAATATTATTGATTTTGTAGTCATTATGTTAGTAGCTTCCAACTGAAAAGTACCCTAATTTGTTATAACTAGAGGAGAGAAGTAATGGAAAAAGTGATGGATGTAATTAACACAATTCTAAAGAACAGATCTTTAACAGTTTTTTTAGGAATTTGTGTGGTGGCATTATTCTTTGGATGGGTTGGTGGCTAATACAGTACACGACAATATTAAAAACCCCTCACACTATACTCAAGGTAAGATAGAGGCTAAAACATTTATTGTTGACCAAGACATGACTTGGGCAATAGGTAACGCAATCAAATATCTTGTTAGGTATAGATGGAAACATAAAGGTGAGGGGCGAATCCATGATCTCCGAAAAGCAATAGAAAATATTGAGATCGAAATAGACAAATTGTTAGAACAGGATATGATACAATGAGCACATACAGGGTTATTCATAGAAACGAGCCTAAAGAAGCAATATTTAAGGCTTTAGTATATGATTTTTTTAAGACAAACCCTGACTGTGATGTAGCTACAGTATCTATAACTCAAGACTTACCTAAAAGAACAGAATTTCAAAGCCGTCTGTATCACCTTTGGGTTGATATCCTAAGAAAAGAACAAGGTGAAGAAAGCAAAGAAGAATTTAAAAAAGATCTTGCTGAAAGATTTTTAGGTAATAGAGAAAGATCAAGTAAAGATCTTACGATTCCTGAATTTGTTCAATACTTAAAAGATATTGATAACTACTTCTCAAGAGAATGGGGCATTATGTTGCCTCGTAATGAAGATTATCATAGAATAATGAGTAATGAGCATACGGCATAAACAAGAAAGATTTGATAAACTAGATGCAATTTCAGAAAATTTAAGAAACGCTAGAGAGTTAGCAAGAGAAGAAGATACACCAAGAGATATAGAAATTAGACTTCTTTTAGCTTTAGCAATATCTGATATTGATATCCTAAGAGGCGAACACTATGAGGATTACATTTGAAGTTGATCCTTGCCCAGCCTCCAGACCAAGAGTAACTCGTTGGTCTACATACTACCCTAAGAGGTATACTAAATTTAAAAAAGACATGCAAGCACTAACAAGTGAGATGGAAACAACTCTCTCTGAAAACTTGTTAAGTGTTCATGTAGATTTTTATATCAAGATGCCTAAATCTTGGTCAAAGAAAAAAACGGAGAAACTGGCTAACACTTATTGCAGTAACAATTCAGATATTGACAATTATATTAAAGCGATCTTAGATGCTTTAAATGGTGTTTTATTTATTGATGATAGACAAGTAGTAGAAATATTTGCTAGAAAAATATATAGTAAACAGGCCTACATATTTTATAAACAAGAGGAGATCTATGGAAATGACGAGGTTAGAGTTATGTGAAGCATTAGCAACAGATTATGCTTATAGAGCATCAGTATTAAGCTTAAAGTTTGATGAGGCTTATAATAAATATTTAAAAAGGTGTGAGATAAGAAGTTATGATAATTTGTTACAACAATTTCAACATGGAAACCTAATGAATAGCAAATCTAAACCTCAAGTTAAACTTAAATCTAACGAATACATTATATCTGCACCTTCAGATGACGATTGTGAAGATGGAGTTTGTAAACTTTAATTTACAAAGGTTTTGTATCCATGTATATTTGTATGGCAGTATTATATTCTGCTTCAGGATTATTGTAATCACTAAAATCTTCTAACTTTGGAACACCATCATGACCTAATACACCTTTCCAATAATTTTTATAATCTTTTTCATAGTCATCTGTATTTGAAGTCATGTATGGTGGTAGATTGTATCTAATTTCTTTATCAAATCCAGGATTATCAGTAAAGCCTAAATCGACTCCCATTACACCAAGCAAGCCAGCACCTAAAGAAACATAAGGATTTCGTTTTAAAAAAGTACCAGCAAATTTTAATGGTGTATTTAATTTTTTTCTTGTTGCTTTACCAGCTTTTGTGTAAGGAGTTGATTTATGATTACCACCTAAAAAACCAGTAGCAAACTCTGTAATTGTGTTTTTAACTCCCATTAAAATCTCTCCTCAATAATTCTTTGATTTGACTCTCCTATTAATTCTTGTAAAGCAAAACCTTCTGCACTACCATGAATATAGTTTGGAATCATTTCAGCAATAATGTTTCTTAAAGTATTAAAACCTTCAGGTGTAATTTGTTTCCAATTGTAAGTTTGACCCCATTGATTTAGTTTTTCTATATCTTTGTGTAGTAATAAATCTTGTACCCCTTTATCTAATCTTTTTTGTAATGTGGCCTGGTTAATATGAGTTAATATTCTAATAACTTTCATACCAACACTAGATACACGATCTCTAATTTGTGCAGCACCATATTGTGTTGTAACTCCTGGTAATATTTTAGCTACAGGATCAACTTGCTGTGCAACAGATTTATTGTTTAAGTCTACAATATCAATTTTTTTTAAAGCATCAGATAATGTTGATAAATTTTTAAAAGTTTCTATTTGTTTTTCATTAAACAAAGTATTAACCATTTTTTCATTTGCAGGATCTAATAAATATTTCATACCCCCATTAGAAAAAACCTGGTTTACATATTCTCTTTGTATGTTTTCATTAACAATCCTGGCTGTGCTTGTATCAACTTTATCTAAATCTTTTTGTATTTTGTTGTAAAAAGCCATATCACCTTTAAATAACCTTCTTGCTACATCTGGATAATTTGGACTTAAAGCTGAAGATATTAAAAAATGATTTGCAACTTCTGTTTCAAAATCTTTAGATGCTGTGTTTATAGCATCTCTTTTCAAATGTAATTCGCTTTGGTCTACTATAGATTTTTCTAACATTCTTTTAACTTGAGGCAATGCATCTAATATATTTCGATCTTTACGCATTAATATTTGTACCTTTTTAGCGTTAAAAACACCATCCTTCATAACTTTGTCATACATGTTAAGAATGTAAGCATTTTGGGCAATTTCTTGACCCTCTTTGCCAGCCACACTCAAAAACTGATTTAAAGATTCGCTGTTTTTAAAAATAACAGGATACACTTCAGTTGCATATTTTCTACTGTTAATTTGCATAATGCCTTCTGCACTATACGGTATTCCTATTTTTTCATAATACAAAACATCAGCAGCATCTCTTTTAGCTAATAATTCTAAAGCTGGTGCATTATCAAAAGCCAAACCTCCTTTTTCAACAGCAACCATTTCTCCACTAATTTCTTTAAAATATTCTTTAAACTCGTTTAGTTTTCTTCTTTCACTATTGTCTAAAGTATCTTTTCTTGAATACCTGTTAATGGCTCTTTTTAAAGAATCCATTTGTGCCCAACTAACTTGCGGAGATACTGGTGGCTCATATTCTTTGTGACTAGGTGGTAAATCACCACGCTTAACTGTTGTGTCTACAAGCTTGTCACCTCTTACTACCTGAATAGTTACATTTTCTGTATTTTTTCTAGGTTTAAGATATTTTAATATGTCTTTATATATTTGTGTTTTTGTACCAAATAAATCTAGTAATTCATTATCAAGTACATATTTATATAATTGCGTAGATTGACCACCACCTAAAAAAATGTTTTGTGCAGCAGCTTGTTTGTCAATTGCTTCATATGTAGGTTTCATTTCTTTTCTTGCTATAGACTCTCTTTTAGCAACAATGTTTTGTATTTGGTTACCAATATCTACGGCATTTTCTGGAACAAAATCTAAATCTAATTGTTCTATTTTTTGATCTAACTCTTGCCTAAGTTTTATAAGTTTATTACCTTGATTTCTTAATTGTTCAGGTATTGTTTCTAAATTAACAGGTGCATAACGAGTACCAAATATTTGATCTGCTCTTTCATCTATTAATAAACCAAGCCTATACACTTCATCTTCTACTTGTTTTCTAAAAGTAGCATCTGTTTGCATCAATTTTTTAAGTTCAGCTTGCATATATGGAGAATCAGCAGCCATAACCATTAAAGGTATATTTCCAGAATTAACAGAAGTGCCAATTTTTTTATATTCTTTTACTAATTCACCAAATCTTTCAGGTGTAATATCTTGTTCCATTAATTTGTATATTTCTTTAACGCCACCAGTAACATATTGCTGTGCTACCATGTCAGGATATTTTTTATTTATAGATCGTTTTGTGTATAAATCTTTTATTTTACTTGCTAAAAATTTAGTAGGTATTTGTGATCCAACAGCAACACCACCACCTCCAAAAGAACCAACTAAACGACCAAAACCAGTATCTTCACCAGTTAGTTCTTTTTCAAGAGCAGCACCACCTTCACCTCCTAATTCAGACAAAAAACCTATATAAGCTGCACTTGTACCATTTTTAAACATATGACCAGAAGTGTTAACTACCATTTCTCCTAAAATTGGTGCTAAAGCATCATCGCCAATTACAGGTACTAAGCCAGGTAAATCTTTTACTTTGCTTGTTCCACCTGTTAAATAAAAACTTGGGTCTGCTGCAAATCTAACACCTGTTCCTATTGCTCTTTCAATTAATGTGTCATTTGGTGATTTTAAATGTGGATTTGCACCTGTAAATTCACTAACATTTTCTTGTGAATCCATTAAACGAGAAGTAAATGTTTCCCAATATGTAGCATCTTTAGTAAATGGCATGTCAGGAAGATTAATTGCATCTAACATATCGCCCCAATTTAAACCAACAGAACCGCCTTTTAATTGAATAGCACGAATTCTTTTTTCAATTTCATCGGTATTACCTTCTTGTCATAAATATTCCCTATTTTGGAAAATCACCTATATTTAATTCTTGACCTGTTGCAACACTATAAATTTTTCCATCAATAATTTTAATTAAATTTCTGCGTTCTGCTTCTTTAACTATATCAGGATAACTTGCTTGTATAACTGATATATCTTGCGTTAAAGGATCACCAGTTATAGCTTGTAACAAATCTTCAGAAGTTCCTGATACAGCAAATGCAGCATTAAAATCTGCATGATTTTTGTTATATCTTGCTACTAAAACTCTTTCTAAACCAACAGCAATTTCTTCAAAATCATCAATACTCGCCTCTGAAGCAACACCAGTAATAATTTTATTTACAAAGTCTTTAATTTTTCTTGGTACACTACCAGCATTTGCTATTGTATTAACTTCTGCTAAACTTAAATTAGAATCTTTAGTTAATGCAACAATACTTCTAGTTGCTTGTGCCCAGGCTTTAGAGTTTGGATCTCTTACGCCTGTGCCTCTAGCCATATCAATTTGATCTTTTAGATTTTCCATTTGATCTAAACTATCAAGAGTTCCACTAGACAAATCTTTCCATAATTTGTATTGACCTAAAACATCTCCTACTTCTGTATTTCCACCAGCCTTTTCAACTTCAATTTGCAGATCGTTTTTCCAATCCATAAATGCTTTATTACCT